CCAAACTTTTATATGACTTCCCTTCAACACACATGTGCTGAAACATAACCTTGATAAATCTACTGTCATATTTCAGACCGGAGTCGCCCTTGTTATGACCGCCTCTCATTACATAATCGTATAAATCATCAATCCTCTCCTTATTTTCAATCTCTTCTTTCTCCTCTTCACTCAATTCTTTATAGGTTAATCCCTTCTTTTTAACTAAGCTCATAGTAAATCACCTCCAGACTCATAGTATTTTACTACACTTTCACGATGTTTGTGAGTATCCTTATTATAATCAGCAGTCTTTTTGCTATGGCACCTCTCGCACAATCTTTGCAGATTTTCGACATCACAAAACAATCTCTTAAACCAGATATCCAGATTCTCAATAGAACAATCCCCATATCTAGTATGACTCTTAGGCCCTACCACAACAAAGCTGCCAACCTCTTCGATATGATCGACCTCAATCTCATGTGGCAAGAACCAACCACCGCAACCATTACATTGATAATGGTACACTTCCCTCTTGTGGTTAGGATGTCTCATTTTTTTGCCATGTTTAGCACCTTTTATCAGTAAATCTCTATGAATCTGACTGGCAATCTCTCTAATTTTATTTTTAATTCTTTGTATCTGCTTCCTGTTCATGCAATATTTTCCTTTCAATCCCTCAATACTGTACAATTGTATAGATAAATGATACTACTAGATTGACCAAAACACAAAACAAGGAAACCTTTTGGGGTTTCAAGATAGGAGTAACACGCCATGACATTATTTGAGTACCTATCAGTCTTCAATATTCCTAAGAGAGAATTTGCCGAGCGCATTGGAGTATCTGAGAGCGGATTGTATAAGATTATCAACGGCACAAGAGAGCCTAAGCTACTGACTGCTATTAAGATTTATAAGCTAACTAGTGGATATGTGGACTATTCTGACCTACTGGTAGACCCATCTGAGGCAGATATAGACATATCAGACAGTGATATGTTATAATGATTTTAAGACAGGACGTAAGACCCCTGATTTTTTTGTAAAAAGTTGTGAAAAACAAACAGATGAACTTCACCTTTTTATATTAGTTTAAATAATGTAAAAACGAAAAAATGCATTAGTTAAAGTAAATATAAAACACAAAATTTTCAAATCTCAAAAAAAAAAAAAAAAAATTTTCCTAGGCGAATGATTTCAGTATTTATAAATTATAAATTATGGGATTTTTGCGCCCTTTTTAAAGTCTGTACATTTGTCCACACTTTTTAGTCTGTACATTTGTCCACACTCCCCGAATGCTTATTTTCCGCCTAAAATCTGTAGACTCCTAGTGTTATAATATTTACACTAATCGGATTTGACATCATGTAAATTTTTCTGTTTTATAGTTGAGCGCTATGTAAAAAAATTTATAAGAGGGAGTGGTTAAAATTGAAACGACAGCTAGAATCACTAATTAATGAAAATTATCAAATTCGCAGAGTACTCTCAAAGAAAATTGAGCTAATGGATGGAACCTCTATTAATGTGGCCGAAATTGACAGCGCTTTGCATTCACTTTTAATTGAGAAGCTCAAGGGCGAGGATCTTAATCAGTACACCAGACTAGACCCAAACAGTAAGAGGACTGAACTGGTTAAGGTGTTTCAGACTATTGCTCATAGGCAAAAGGATGAGAGGGATCAGGAGCGATTAGAATCAGAGTATGAGGCGCAAGCTGAGGAGCATGGGATAGACCTCTCAAAGCTTATTGTCTTATGTGATACGTATGATGATAGGGCACTGACATTCTTATATGATGTGGAAGAGGAGAAGCTCTCGGAGTTTTCATATAAGGCGGTTAAAGAGTTTCTGGTCAATGATAAACTGCTTCATAGCCTGCCACGTCGACCTGTTAAGGTGTTTTATGATCCCATGAGTACGCCAAATTATTTGTCGACTGAATCGATTGACGGTCAGCAAGTAAGTAAGATAAATATCTATAAAGAGCCTAGTTGGTTGGAGACCTGTCTAGAGAAGTTTAATTTTGAATCTCCCTCTTTTTTTATATGGCGTAAGAATATGAAAGAGGTTCAAAGAACGGATCTTCCTCCGCTGGCTAGGCGCTTTTTTGAACACTTGTTTCCCGACCGACTTTCACGTGAATATGCCTACAGTTTTATTTTTGATGCCCTTACTTCAAGGAATGGGAGTGAGTATATTTTAGTGCTTTCTGGCCCTACTGGAACTGGTAAGACTATATTCGCCGAGAAACTGATGAAACGGCTAGTAGGAGCTAGTAATTGGGCGGCAGCGTCTAAGAACCTGTTTAAATCGACTTTTAATGGGGTTCTGGAGAATAAGCGGCTGATACATGTGGATGAAGCGAGGGTGAGTCAGGATACCTACAGCACAGTAAAATTATACGCCAATAAGGTGATGAATATTGAGCGCAAGGGGATTGATGCTGAGAACACGACTGAGCTATTCCTGAGCTTTGTCATCACCAATAATGTGGTAGGTCAATATTACATACATTATGACGATAGACGAAACTCGGTGCTAGAGATAACCAATAAGAAATTACTGAATGAATGGGATAAGACAGAAGTTGATGAATTTATTAAGCTTTTAAATGATGAGGACTTTATCTATGAAATAGGAGAGTTCATTCTGACTAGATCATGGCAGAAGGATAAAGAGCGCAGTAAGGACTTCTCAATTGAACAGTTTAGAGGGGATAAATTCTATAAATTTGTGCAAAGACACCTTTCAAGCTGGCAAAAGCTGCTACTGAGGTTAGTGATGACTAAAGGACGCAGAGGAGAGACCGAAATAACACTAGATGAGGTGATACGTAAGATGGAAAATGATGGAAGACGCAAGACTGTACCGCAAGAGGATACAATAATTGAATTTATCAATGCCTACAGGCACTTAAACCAGTATGGACTTGGGGTAGTTAAGACTAGATATGATGATGAAGATGGACTGGCCGTAAACACGATAGAGATAGATGATTATTTTATCGTAAATGAAACGAATGAACAGAGCGGATCAGATGATGAGGAAGAAGAGGACATACTGTGAGGAAGAAAACTGATGAACTACTTAAGGCGCTGGAATGGTGTATTGAAAACAGAAGATCTTTTTGTTTACAGCACCAAGCTCGGCACAATTGGTATAACTTTGAATATTATGATGAAACATTGAAAAAAAGCATCACTACTGCCGCTGATAATATTGATAATCTAGCGGTTAGGGTTGATTTAATTAAACGAGGGGAAGCGATAAGAAGGGGTGAAGATCCTGATAACAGCGCTTTCGAGACAAAGGATGAAAGAAATGATGAAAAGAATGATGAGGGGATTGATGGAGATGAGGATTTGTTATAGTATTGTAACGTACATTCGCCAAAAGTGGTGGCGTTTTATCGACCGAATAATAAAATTTTTATATCGAAATGGAGACATGATTTTACTGGCATTTGCCTTAGCGTTTATGCTGGTTTTAAGCCACGTCATATACTTTTTTACAGGCATTTACGCCATTTAGTGAGGGTTACCAAGTGACCAAGACTGAAGAGATTATATTGAAATATTTTAAAACACCTTTCGACCAAGAGGAAGCAAATGAGATTCTACAAAGTGAAAACGCGATTAAAAGTCACACTGCAATTGCTATTGTTTTTGGCATGCTTGAAGCTGGTAAGCTCTTGGGCAGACAGGACGAGCTAATTGCAATACTTAATGACAAACCAATAGAAGGGGAAGATCTATTATGAACTTAGAGACTGATATAAGACACTTACAGGAGAAGGTGAAATTTAATGCAAACAACAAAAGTTAAAAAAGGCGTTGAAATATTGGATTTGCTTAACCTGACAGAAAATATGAAAGAGTTATTGCTAGGTGCATCTTGGTGGTTCAAAATGCATGAATTTGAATTCGTAATTACGTCAATTAAGTCAGATCGTGAAAATGTTAAATCGGTTTCAAGCACACACGAAGACGGGCGCGCGGTTGACATTAGATCGAATCACTTAAATGAAAAGCAGATAAAAAGGTTTATTCAATTTTGCGAGGACAATTATAGTCACATAGGTGCAATTAGTGCAAAAGACAACGTGGTTCGCCCATGTGTTTACCATAACAACCATTTTCATTTGCAAGTACGAAGAGAGAAAACCTTAATCGATAAAATGAAGTTTTGGAAATAAACTAAGAATTTTTCATAGTTATTAACTAAATATGCGTGATGTTAACAAAAAATTGTTAGAATCACGATTAGGCAAAGGAGATGGAATGACCGAAGAAAGCATAATGTTTGCGTGGTATGACATTGAGAACGATGTGATTTTTAACAAGCGGTTATCTTGATACCTTGTTTTATGGCTTGCA